CCATTCAACCGGTAGACCTCACGCCGGGCTTCCTCTTTCGTGAGGAATTCCCCGATCTTGGTCCCGGTGGAACCGGTGGCGTCACGTCGGATACGATACACCACCCAGTTCCTGCCATGCGGCCGGTATTCGTAATATTCCTTATGCGGATTGCTGCTGCGCATCATTCTCTTTCTTGGGTTCTACATAGAATGTCTCTTCCTGTACAACCTGTACGCCGATCTTCGGGAAGTATTCAGCTACTTCCGGGTTATCCCGATCAGCCAAAAGCTTATCTTTTGCCAGCTCGTCCGTTGTTCGGATATATTGCGGCAACAATTCCTTGCAGATGTTGGTTACGGCCGCCCAGGTAAAACCTTTCAGGTTCTTAAGCTTCGGTGTACCGGTACGGAAACCGAATACGCCATGAGCACTCTCGAGGCTTTTTCGTTTGGAGAATAGTTCTTCCTTGTTTTCTACGGCGTATGCCTGCATGATGTCGAAATTCTTTTCCTTCGTGGCAGACAGTTCTGCTAACTGATCCGCATATTTCTCGCGGATACGTGTCATTTCAATGTCCATTTTTGAGGTGAGGTTCTGTACTTTGGCGTCGGCTGCCGCAAAATCCGCAAATGCCTGTTCCGCCTGTTCGCGGGTGATACCGCTGACTACTGTTTTCTTTGTTCTTGCCATAATAAATGTTTTATAGGGTTAATAATGTAGTTTCTTTCTTCTGTCCCGGTTCTGCTTGCGCCAGCGTTCCTTGGCGGCTGCCGTCTTGGCCGGGGTACTGTTTCCGTCCTGTTCTTGTTCCAGATGGGCAAGTCGTATCTGCTCGGCCCTGTACTCGTCAAGCAACCGGTCGAATTCGGCCACCGGAAGGGGAACGGGACTTCCGAGCAGTTTTTCTTCCAGGATATTGATGCGTCTGCGGCATTCGGAAAGCCGGTTCTCCAATTCCCGGTAACGTTCGGTGGTGTTGTAGGCGGCAGGCATGGTTATAATGTATCGCGAAGTTTCCTGATTTTCTTATCCAACTCCCGGCGGCTGTAATAAGTGAACTTTCCTTTCTTATAACTGTGTACCAGTCCGCGGGAGGCATAGCCCTTGATTGTATTCTTGCCGCATGAGAGGTAACGGCAGGCCTCGTTCTGTTTCATCAAGTCATCCATATCGGCATCCTCGGGCAATGGAAGAGGAGTACAATCACCGGGAGCAGCTTTACGGCGTAAACCTGTCCAATGTTCAAGGCGTTCGATGCGGGCCAATAAACGGTTGAACTCTTTGCGTGAGAGCATTATCGTATCACTCTCTTCGTCTACTACACCCAATGCTCCGGTGGCGGCAAAGTCCGCCGCTGTCATACTTTGTACATCCGGTATCAGTTCTTCCAGGCCGATATGTCCGGCAGAAAATCGGGCGGCATCGCGGGCGGCGAAGAAAACCACCTCGTCACGATTCTCTTCTGCAACTTCCATAACGTATTTCTGGAATACCTGTTGTTCGGTCATGCTGCCCTGCAATACCTCGGCCTGTACGAGACTGGGCCGGTCGGCTTTACGAGTCAATATTGCCACAGCCTGGTTGATTTCATTTTTCGTTCTCATATTGTTTCATTTTTCTGTTTCTTTTCCTCACGCCGCATCCAAGCTTCCAGCTGCTTCTTGGTATCCTGTAACTCCCACAGTTTCATGGCGGTAACATCCTTGCGTGCCTTGCTGTATTTCCTCGCCCACATGTTGAGCTTCGCAACGTTCATCCGGTATTCATCTTCACTGTCACTGGTGAAACCCTGGTTCAGCTGTGGGATCAGGAACGACAGGCGATAAATATCGCGGAACACGCCTTTCGCTTCCGCCAGTTGCATTGCCCTTACCTTTTCATCCGGCGGGTTCAACCTTTCCAGCAGTTGCCGCGCCTCGTGCATCGTCAGTTCCCGGCTGCTTGCCGTACGTCCGGAAGTGAATTCATAGATGCATCCATGCCTGGCATCGTCATCCATACCGATGCGGTGGAAAGTGGCGTGCAGGGCTTTGAGCTGCTGGACACTGATCGATTTGTCTTTATTCGTTCTCATCATTCAAAATCGGTTTTTCTCCGAAATAAATTTCCGCTTCTTCCGGCCAGATATCATAGTATCCTTTCGGGCCTATGAAACGGCCATGGGAAAAAGCACGTTTGCCTTCTACATAGATTTTCAGTGAGGCGTTGTACAAAACCTTCTTGGCTGTACGCCCGTCCGGATTCTGACCGCTGGCATGGCTGATGAAGATAAGCAGTTTGTTTCTGTGCTGTTCTTTGAATTTAAGGAACTGAGGGAAGCTCATGTACGTATATTGGAAACTGTCTATTACAACAAAGTCCGGTGATTTCTGGCGTTTCAGGCGCAGACTGAGCTCGTCCATCGATTCACAGACCAGCAGAAAACGGCGGTTGGTCTCCAGCATGTTACTGCGTCGTACGGTATTCTGCATGGTCAGGCTGATGCCTTCCTCCAGACTGTTGTAAACTACACGACCATATTTGCACAATTCCTTGCAGAGTTTCATTACAAAAGAGGTTTTCCCGCTGCCTGACTTTCCCCAGACTATCCATACCCCGCGGCTTTCAGGAGTACCGAAAGCATCGTACCATTCACCTTCGAATGGGAGCGTATCAAATTTCATGGACAGCAGTTCACGTACCCCTTTGGCATTACGCGCAAAGGTTCTGGCATCATTCACCGCTTCACTCATTGTTCCGTACCTCCTTTCATCCGTCTGGCTTCCAATATGCGCTTGCAGGCATGTACGACCCGTTTCACCCGGCGAAGGTCATATTCCCCCTGTTGTGCCTCACGCAGTACACGCTTTATTTCGGTCGGCTCTGTCAGCCCGTTGGCCTGGCAGATGGCATACACATCCTGTTCCGTTGCGGCACTCACATCAAAGAACTTGCGGCCGATACGGCTGTTTATCTCCTTGTAACCTTTCTTGTTATAGCGCAGGCCATTTTCCACCCGGCGCTTGATGTAGTCGGTGGAAAGAAAGATGATCCCCGCTTTATTCTCCAGGCGGTTGTATATGCTGATGAAGTAGGAAAATACACTGTCCGTCAGTTTGTCTCCTTCATCAAAAATGATAAGCGGATTTTGAAGAAAGGCTATCATGGAAATGGCATATTCCAGAATGTCACGCAGGTTGGTCCCGTCCACCGGAGCGCCGACCTGTTTGGCGATTTCCCGAACGAAATCGCTCTTTTTCATATCTTCAGAGCAAAGGATATAGAACACATTGCGGTGTGTGCGGCGGTACTCGATGGCGGCGGTCGTCTTGCCGCAGCCTGCATCACCCACTACCCAGGTGGTATTCTTGTAGGCCTGTGCGTCTGACATCGCGAAAGTGATCCGCTGGAAAGCATTGCTTTCAGTCAATGTCCAACGGTCCATACTGAAACCGATCTGTGCGGCTATACGGCTGAACATGTCATCACTGATACTGGTGTACTTCTGATTGCAGATTTGTGATACGGTTGCGGCACTGACACCGTTCAGGCTTTCGCTGGCACGATTCTGGCTGGGATAGTTGCCGCAATATTCCAACAGTGCGTCACGTATGGCGTCCTTGTCTTGTTTACTGAGTTCTTTCATTTTTGAATGGTATTTAATTGATTATTGAATACTGGTTAATTATCGCTGAGGAACGACAGGTACATTTCAGCTTCAGTCATGCCGGAAACCTGCTTGGTGTATTCACCCGGAGAGGCGATGCCCGCAGGTTCTTCCTCCGGTTCGGCTTCATAAGTTCCCGGTCCGACACCTTCAGGATAGGCAACCGGAGCTTTCAGCTCCTCGTTGGCGTACTGTTCACGCTGCCGCTCCATGCTCTTCTGTGATTCACCCACCGGAAGGGGCATCACAAGCTTGGTGTAGGCTTCTCCCATGCTCTCCTCAAGCAACAGTTCCTCGCAGGCGATATAGTGCCCGGCAAGAGCACGCTTTTGGGCGCGTATCTGGGCGTAGAGCCGTTCGCTCTCCTCCGTACTGCGTTCTGCGGTAGCACGATGGAAGACGACTTTCGGGGTGGCAGTAGCAGCATACTTCAGCCTGTCGCCCGCACAGACTTCCCAAAGTTCTACGGAGGTCATGTCCATGGGATCGTACTTGTAGCGGAAACTGACACCCACATTCTGCATGTGGAAACCCATATCCACCTGTCCGAATTCATCGTATACCATGTAATGGTACTCCTTGTTGTTACGGCTGAATACGAATCCCTGCTTGCCGTACTTCACGCTGTCCTTACTGAGGAGCTTGAAGAGTTCCTGCACCTCGTATTCGTCCAGCTGTTCGGCTTTCGGGCTGTTGAGGGTCGTGTACATTTCCATACGGGTCATCCCCGTCTCACTGGTGGGATGCGGCATACTGTTCCATTCAAGACGGCATTTCAGATATTGTTCTTTCATCTCTTCCAAAGTAGGGAGTTGCGAGATGTTTTTCATTATCAGATCGATGTTGACATGACTGCTCTCTTTGGTGGCGGTCACGTTTTGACCGGTATAGTTGTAGAGCTTGTGCATCACCTGCTGCTGGAAACGTCCGAAAGCGCTTTCGATGGTCTTACTCTGGCCGTTGTGAGGCATGGTGGTCTTGTGCAGGTGGCATATCTTCTTGAAAAAGGCCTGTGCTTCCGGCTTCTTGTGTCCGCCCTGGTTATCGGTGACTATCTCATAAGGTTTGACCTTCCACGTTTCCAGCGCCATACGGTAGGCCTCATATTGTGTGAGGAAGTTCTCCGCACCGAAGGAGTAGCCCAGGAACATTTCCGAGCAGGCATCCATCACCTCGTACACATCAATGGTGCGTGCCACCATGCGTTTATTTTTCTTGTCGTAGTCCTTGTAATAGAGGTTCAGTTTCGTACCGTCACCATACCATAATGTATTGGGCATCTGCGGAAGTTTTGTGTTAAATTGCGGCATGAACTCGTTCTTGAAGGCGATTTCACCATGCACCACGCCATACCACCACAGTTT